TTCGATTGGCGGCGATTTGGACAAACACCAAACCGCGGCCGATTAAATCCAGGCCGTTTGGCTTTTGGGACATGATCGGCCGCCAATCAAAAGGCTAATCATGGAATTAAGAGCACGAATCGAAGGGCTACAGGCTAAGCGGAATGAACTCTACGCCGAGGCCGAAGCGATCTTGGCGGTGGCAAAAGAGGCTGACCGCGATTTGACCGCCGACGAATCGGCACGGCTTGTTGCCATCCAGGGCAAAGGCGAAAACGACCTCGGAGAGCTTGGGGCGGTCGATTCGCAGCTTAAGCAATGGCAGCACGTCGCCACCCGAATGGAAATCACGCGGGCACAGGCGTCGGCACCGGCCCCGCGGCTTGGCGACCCACCGGCGACCGTTGTTAACGTCAAGAAGTACCGCGGCAAGGCCAAAAACTTTGAAAGCCAACAAGATGCGGTCGATGCCGGATTGTTCTGCGCGGCGGCGATCTACGGTCACGGCCCGTCGATGGACTACTGCCGCGAAAAAGGCTTGATTGTCAACGCACACAGCGTCGGCGACAATACGAAGGGCGGGTACGTCGTGCCGGAGCCTTTAGAAGCGTCCATCATTCGGTTGGTCGAAGAGCGTGGTGTTTTCCGCCAGTACGCTCGGGTGTATCCAATGGGATCATCGAGCGTGCTCATTCCGCGGCGCGCAGGTGGATTCACTTCGTACTTCGTTGGCGAAAACGACGAGATCACCGCTTCGGACATGAAATTCGACCAAATCAAGCTTGAGGCCAAAAAGCTTGGCGTTCTGACGCAAGTTTCTAGCGAGCTTGACGAAGACGCCATCGTCGCTTTGGCCGATTTGGTGTCAACGGAGTTCGCATTGAGCTTCGCTGAAAAAGAGGATCAGTGCGGATTTAACGGCGACGGGACCAGCACTTACGGCGGAATGGTCGGTCTCAAGTCTGCACTAGCCGCAGGCTCGGTTGCTAAGGCGGCCAGTTCTACCACGTTTGCGGCAATGGTGATTGCCGACTTTGAATCGGCGGTTGCTAAGCTTCCGCAGTTTCCGGGCATCCAGCCAGCGTGGTACGTGTCGAGTGCGGCCTACCATCTTTCAATGGCCCGATTGCAATTTGCCGCGGGTGGCAACATGGTCGACAATATCGCGGGCTCTCCGCAGTTGTCTTTCCTTGGCTACCCGGTTCGGTTTGCTCAAGTGCTTCCCAACTCTTCGGGATCGCTTGCCGACACGATCGTCGCCTATTTCGGTGACTTGTCGATGGCTGCGACCTTCGGCAATCGTCGAGGCGTAACTATTTCGGCCGATAGCTCCGTCTACTGGAAGCAAGATGCCATCGGGCTCAAGGGGACCGAGCGTTTCGACATCAACGTTCACGAACGCGGAACGGCAACCGAAGCCGGCCCGATGGTCGCCATCGAATTGCAGTAATCCTTCCCTTGCTCCGGGTAGGGTTGGGGCCGGTTGGCTTATGCTGGCCGGCCCCTTTGAAACAAACAAATCACCGATAGGAAAAAGAACATGAAAAGCTTACAGCCGATTTATCAGGAACTTGTTTTTGCACCGGCGACCGCGGCGACCACTACCGCGGCCAAGTCTATCGACACGCTAGGGGCCAAGAACCTTTGCGTGTCGCTGAACTTCTCTGCAAACCTCAACACGAACGCGACCGGCCCGACGCTGGAGTTTTCGCACAGCGACACGGACGCAGCAACCGCGTTTGCGACCTTCGACGCGGCGTTAAATCGCAGCGTCAGCCGTGGGACCGCTGGTGTGATCAGCGTTTCGCATGTCAACCTTGACGGCAGCGTCAAGCGGTACGTGCGGGTCAAAGTTACTCCAGGAACCACCACGAACGATACCGTCATCTATGGCGGTGTCGCACTGGAAGACAAGGAAATCAGGCCAAGTGCCGTCGCCGACGTTGGCGGCGGTGCCGTCTTGAGCTAACCCAAGCCAATACCCGGAGCAAATGGGAATGGAAACAAAAGTAAAAGTCCATGCGTTCATGACGGCCGCCCGCTATGAAAACAGCATGACACGAAATCACATCGAGATCGCACTAAAAGCGCTCGGGATCCCGATGCAAGTAAGCGGCGGAGTATTTTATGGCCAGTGTATGCAGAACATGCTGCACGATGCTCTGAAATACGGAATTGATTACGCAATCACGATTGACGGGGACAGCATGTTCACGCACAAGCATATCGAACGATTGCTTGGCGTAATTGTGCGGCCGGATAGCGGCATCGATGCACTAGCGGCGTTGCAGTGTAAGCGAGGTTGCCACTACCCGTTGGCAAGTTGCGGCGAACAAACCTTGAGGATCACCGGCGAACCTTTTAAGGCGTCAACGGCACATTTCGGGCTGACCGTATTAGACATGCGGAAGCTTGCAATGGTTCCGCTGCCGTGGTTTGCCGATCGACCTGGACCGGATGGAACGTGGACGCACACAGACAAGATCGACGCAGACATATCGTTTTGGAAAGCATGGGGCGAAGCCGGAAATTCGCTTTACATGGATCCGGGATGCAGCATCGGGCACATGGAAGAAATGATCACAGTTTTCGATGAACAGATGCAAGTCAAGCACCTCTACCCGAAGGAATGGCGGGCAATGAATGGTTACAGCGCCTCCTAGTTACGTCACGGTTGTTTTTCTTCGGGATTGGTTTTTGATTCGAAAAGATCAACGCCACTTGATGACCTGGGGACAAGCCGACCTACTGACCCGTCGCGGTTTTTGCGAGATCGTAAAAGATGGAATTGACAATACCGAAATGGAAGCGACTGACGCAGCCGACAAGCGAGCCGGTGAGCCTGTTGCAAGCCAAGCAGGCATTGAACATCGGCACCGGCGACGGCACGCACGATGAGAGGTTAACGCTGCTGATCCAGGCGGCACGCGAAAAATGGGAACGCGATACGCAGCGAGCGACCACGGCCGGAACGTTTCGGCAAGTCTTCGATGCGTTTGCAGATCCGCTGGAGTTGCTACCGCTTGGCGTTACTTCCGTTTCATCGATCACCTATTTCGATGCGAACAATGCGACGCAAACAGCATCGGCATCGCTTTACGTGTTCGATGATTATGACAACGTCGTGCGGCTTGCTTACGAGCAAGAATGGCCCGACACGTCCGCACGCTATGACGCGGTGACGGTGAATTTTACGGCAGGCACTAGCGACCCGCTCGAAGTGCCGGCGATGGCCAAGGCGGCAATGCTTTCGCTTGTGGTTTATTACTTCGACAAGAACCCAGGCGATAACGACGGGCTCTATGATTTGAGGCATTACGACGATTTGGTCCGCCAATACATGCGGAGTAGCTACCCATGAGCGGAAGGCCACGCCGTTTCAGTGTCGCCAACATGCGATACCGCGTAGTGCTACAGAAGCACGTCGACACTGTTGACGCGGCCGGGCAACCGATCGCAACTTGGACGACGGTTTACCAAAGCGAGCCGGCGGATTATGCAGCGGTGAGTGGCGGACAAGTTTTTCGAGGGTCACAAGTTAACGAAGGCATCAACGCCATATTCACGGTTCGGTATCGCGACGAATACGCACCGCAGCATCGCATCTTATATGGCGGCCAAGCATACGGGATTGTTTTTGTGCAACCGATCGAAGGCCGCGACCGTTATTTAGACTGTCATTGCAAGGTGGTCGAATAATGGCACCGCGAAAAACAAAGGCACGATTTGGAATCATTGTTGGGTTTGACAAAAAGCTTATCGATCGACTTACGCACGGACTGCCAGATGAAGTGCGAAAAGCCGCTACCGCTCACGGCTTGCCAGCAGCCGCGGCCGTAGTTGAAAAAAAGGCAAAGCAGATTGCTCCGAACGGGCGGAAGACAGGCACAAGCAATAAGCAATACGGAGAATCTAGAACGAAGTGGTATCCCTACAGGCTAAAAAATCACATCACTTCAAAAGTGCTTGACGACATGATGGGCACTGTCGTTTCCGTAATGGTTGGCCCGATGCGACCGTGGGGCAACAAAGTCAATTTTATTTCGCCAAACGTTCGAAGTACCACCGGAAACACAAAGTATCAAAAGTTTTGGGGCAAAGTTCCATTTAGTCCGGCCAACAGAAACCCAAAGACCAATCGCTTCCTCGAAGATGCTTCGCATCAGACGCGACCGCAACAAATCCGGGCACTGGTAACAGCGATGCGTCGAGCGATCAAAAGGAATATGGCTCGGAGGTTTACCATTGGCTGACGCAGGGACAGCGTTTCGGGCTTTTGTAGTCGCTCAAGCGGGAGTCTCCGCATTGATTGGCGATCGAATGATTCCCGACGAACTATTGCAAAAGACGACGATGCCAGCGGTGACCTATCACCGCATAAGCACGTTACACCATGAGAACATAAACGGCAGCAAGGCCGGGATGGCAGAGGCGATTGTTGAGGTAAGAGCATACGCAGCAAGCCGAACGGCATGTACCGCGATATGCGAAGCCATCCGCACATGCGGCGTGCTTGACATGCTGGGCGTCTACTCGGGCGTTAACTTCCGTTGCGTGATGCTTGCAAGCGGCCGAAATGATTTCACCGAATCGCCAATAGATGGCACGCATGAACTTCGTTACGTTTCGTCGCAGGACTACTCTTTGACCTATTTGGAGGCTGTTTAACATGCCAATCGCAGGACGTGGGGCAACCCTTTCGGGCACGACTTATACCGCAGCACTCGACATTGTCGAAATCAGCGGCGGTAGCGAGTCAATCGAAGCCCTCGACATTTCGACGCTTGGGCAAACGACTACTTTCATGCGTTACCAAGTCGGCGACATGGCCGACACGCCAGAAATCAGCGTCACAATCAATTGGACAAACACGAACCCGCCAGCAATCGGGGCGAAGGATACGTGGACGCTTACATTTCCCAAAGACGGAACGGCCACAACGGCACGCAGCCTAAGCGGAACCGGCTTTGTTACCGAAAAGGGCTACCCGACTTTTGTTAACAATCAGATCAGTCAGGGCACGCTGACGATCAAGCTTGATGGAGCGACAGGGCCTAGCTACACATGAGCAAGCTAACAGTTGAACTACTTCCGCACGTGGCGAGCTATTCGCTAACCGGCGAAGCAATTGAGTTTCCGCAGTGGGCGTTGGTCGTCAACGGATCCCATTGCGGATGGGTGCCGAAGGAGGGCAAACACGTGTCTTTTTTTGAGCACTTTCATGAAGTGGATCGAGCCGCCATTTGTGCGGAGGTGGCGCGGATCCGCGGCGAAAGACAAAGCCGCATCGAGTCAGTACCGCCGAGCATTTTGTACCCGGAGCAAGCAGAGGAAAACGATGAGTCTAACGAAGAATGAATTGTTGGGGTTTTGCAATCGACGCTTTGACGTTGTCGACTTAGGCGACGGCGCAAAGGTACGAATCCAAAGCCTGACGCAGGAAGAGATAGCCCGTCACAATTTGATGATGCTTGACAAAAAGGGTCAAGTATCACAAGCGGGCTTGATGGCAGCCGAACGTCTTTACGTAGCAATGGCACTTGTGGACGATCAAGGCAATCGGCTGTTAACCGACGACGAAGCCGGAGAGCTTGCAAAGCTTGATGGCGGCGTTTTCCAAAAGATCGCACAGGCGGCAAGGCGGCTAACCGACAGGGACGCGGTAACCGTTGAGGCGATGCTGGGAAACTAACGATGAGCCCTACGCTAAGACTCGCCGGTCGAGTCTGCTTAGGGCTCGGAATTGATGATCCGGAGGCGTGGTTGGCGAACGTCTCGCAAAGAACGCTAGCGTTTTGGGAGGCTTTTTACATGCTGGAGCCGTGGGGCAGGGAGTGCGAACGCGATGCGGTTCAATCTGCGCAGTTGTCCGCACTTGGGGCAACGATCGCGGCAAGTAATGGCATTAAGCCTAAGCCGCCGCTGCGGGTTGCCGACTTCATGCCGGCAAATTGGCACCAGCCGGCAGCACCAACGAACACGAACAGCATTAAAGCCGCGGAGCAAGCCTTCGCGGCTAAATGGGGCAGGAAATGACAACCAGCATAACGGCCCTAAATATCCGCATCGCCACCGACGCTTCGGAGGTGTACGAAGCCGGCAAGCGAATGTCGTCGACGATGCGAACCGTGAACCAAGTCATGGAGGCATCGAAAACACCGATCGAACGCTATCAGCAATCGTTGACACGACTCGACGCGGCGTATTCCCACAACAAGATCACCACAGAGCAATACATCCGCGGCGTCCAGCAGATCGGAAAATCCTATGACGAATTAATCCGCAAGCAAGATGAAGCGGGAAAAAAAGATCAGTCGACGATGGGCGGAATGCTTGCCAATGTGAAGCGACTTGCAGCGGCTTATATTGGGCTACAGACCGGACG